TTGCTAGCCGGGGTCTACGAAATGGAAAGACAAATGATACGGGATAGAACCCAAGCGTCTATGGACCGTATCAAAGCAGAGATAGCTGAGAAGGGAAGCTACACATCTAAATCGGGTAGGGTCATTACTAAAATGGGCAACCCGGTTGCCGTTGCAGAAGCGGCGCGTAAGGGTAGGGAACTACAAGCCAAACTCGCAGACGATAGAGCGTCAGATGTATGGCCCATGATATCCAATATGTTGGAACAGGGTCACAGCTTACGAGAGATAGCAAGGCAGCTTAATAGGATGGAAGTACCTACACCATCCAAAAGGCGCAATCCAGATTTATCAAAAAATACCGAGTGGTATGCGTCAAGCGTGAGTAATTACATAAAGAGAATGAAAGGCTGACAAGATGAATGCAATTAACACAAAACAAACAGAACAGGTGCTTGAATCACTCTATCAACAATGGGGGCAGTCTGCACTGTACTTACAAATAGCTAGTTTAGAAACCAAACGAGTTATTGATGACCCAATAGAGAGTAAAGTCGTGAGTTATACAATAAGCTCACTTAATAGAAGTAAATTTATAGCATACATTCAACGAGCAACTTTTGAAAATCAGTGGTTAAGTATACAAGACCTTGTGCAGTTAATAGACTGTGAAAGGGGTACTCTTGAAACCATGATTAAAGATGTCGAGGGTTACGGTATTCTTGATATAAAACGAGATGAAAAAAACAAACGATATATAAAAGCTTCAAAAAAATTAATGGGTTACTACCAAAATTATACAAAATGGCTGTTTAAATTTATGACTGAAAACGGTGGTGCAAAATCATCTAGAGAAATTGCAACAGCTATTTTACAAATAGAAAAAGCTGTACAGTAATTGCACAACTAACTGTGCAAACGCTGTGTGTTGATGCCCTAAACAAAACATATACCGTAAGAAATAGGAGAGTAAACGATGAGTAAACGTACGTTGTACCCGACCTACAATAAGAAGGGATACAACTATACTTTGTATAACATCCGTAAGGGCGTCATGCGCTTTAAGCGTAGGCTCGACATACCGATGTGGCACGTTGACCATCTCAGTAAGAGTATCGAAGAACTCTCTGCTTTGGTTGATGAGCTTAAAAGAATAAAGAACTCTAACACGCTTAGAAATTCTGATAAGTGCTTGTACGCTCAGATGACCATAACAACGGCGAACGCACGTTTTGCAGCCATGACCCCAGAGGACCCCAGAACACGGGGTGCTGAGATGGGTGGATATGGACACGGCCACGGGTATGTAAATACCAATGGCTTCAAAGAAATTGCGGAACGTGAGGACCTGTTGGAAGGACCAAAACCCGTAGAATTTGACCCTAAAGGTTAGGTTTTACATTTGTAAAAAACCCTTTGTGAGTTATACACGGGGTAAGCGAGGAGTAGAAAATGAATAAAACATGGAGCTTTGTGCGGGAACCTATAAGAGTTTTTCGCATAATATATATTATACTAGTGCGAACAGCCCTAACAGGTTTACAGCATAGACAGGTGAGGCTGTACAGTACAGTCTGTATTGAGGCAATACTGTTGGTACTGCTTGTATACTGTGCATACTTGTTTTTAGTATTTGGTTGCGCCCTTGACGACTATTGTGCAGCGGCTCAAGGGTTTTAAGCCATGCCAAAACTTACGAGAACAGGCTACGAGATTGGTAGCTCGGAAGCTGGTGCTATTGTATTGCACAAGACTAGCTTTCAAACACGGCATGAAGTTTTACAAAAACATAAACTTGCAAGGGCAGGGGTCGAGTCCATTGATGAGGTACGCAACGAGCGTGCTTTGCGTCGTGGCACTCATCTCGAACCAAGCGTTGCGAGTTGGGCTAATGAAGAGATAGAACGCTTGTCTGGCGGTGATGCCATAATGTTTGAACCCGACAAAGCTTACAGAAAAGAAGGGTTCAGGATAGCTTCAAGCATTGATAGAATTATTGAAATTACCGAACCTCTCAAACTAGAAAAGCATGATGGTGGTGAAGTCACGTTTATGGGTCAGGGCATTGTTGAGATAAAGACTGACTTTTATCACAACGACAAGCCTAAACCTGAGTGGATAATTCAAGTCATGCACCAGATGTTCTGTGCGGAAATGTCTTGGGCTATCATTGCGTGTATGTGTCAGCGCGGAAAGATGCACCTCTACCCGGTAGAATGGGATGCCATGATGGTTGAGATTATGGCTGACTGTTATGCTGAGTTTTGGAAACTTGTTGATGAAGACGGTGAGTACCCGCCCATAGCCGACGACGACAAGCCATTTTATCACGACATATCTAAACGCCTGACAAAATCAAATCAGGACTTGGCTTTGCTTTGTAGTGATTATCTCAAGTGGGCTGGTGCAGAACGTGCCGCTAAGATTGAAAAGGAAAAACTCAAAGAGGACATAACCCTCTGCCTGGATAGCCTCGACGTTGAGTATGCACAGATACCGGGCTTCCAAATCAAAGCGGCGTCACAAACCAAGGAAAGAAAAACACAAGTTGGCACGGGAGAGTTTTATGACTCTGTGTCTTTTGCAATCAAGGAGACAAGCAATGAATAGTATTGTAACCACCCGGCAAAGCCTTGTGCCGACTTCTATGAAAGAAATGGAATTGTTTGCCGAGAAACTTAGCAAGTCAATTTTAGTCCCAAAAGATTATCAAGGCAAACCCGCTAATTGTTTCGTTGCAATCCAGTGGGGTTTAGAATGTGGCCTTGCGCCGCTTCAGGCGCTTCAGTCAATAGCGGTAATAAATGGTAAGCCTAGTATGTACGGTGACGCTTTACTAGCAATGGTGCGTGCTGACAGTCGTTGTCTGGGCGTACACGAAAAACAAGACAGTGGTGTTGCTACTTGTATTATCAAGCGTAAGCACTCTGACGGTAGTGTTGAAGAGATAAAAAGAACCTTCTCAATGAAGCAAGCAGAGCAAGCCGGGCTATCAAATAGACCTACATGGAAGGCTTATCCAGAAAGAATGTTACAGCACCGGGCCAGGGGCAACGCTATCCGTGATGCTTTTCCTGACGTCATTCACGGCCTTATCTCTGCTGAAGAGGCACAAGACTATGATGAGCCAAAAGATGTTACCCCGGTTCAAAAGGCTGTAGCTCCACCGTCACTAGAAACCTTAACTGAAGCAAAAGTTGAAGAAGCTGAAGTCGTGCCGGAGAAAGAAGAAGAACCAACCGTATCAGTCTTTGACCAGTATTTAGAAAATACTACGCCAGGAGAAAAACAAGTTGTTGTTGCAGAAAGCTTTACGCTTTTTGTTCCAAACAAACAATCAACGATATATCAGGACCCACTTAATTACATGGATTCCTACAATGACTTGCTGTTGAAAGTTGTTAATTCTTCAAAGCTTACTCCGGCAGAAAAACGTACCAAGATGAAAGCACTTGAGCAAGTCAATTCGGAAACCTTTGAAATAATTCCTGAAGACATGGCTAAAGAACTCAAAGAGAAACGCATTTCATACAATAAAGGATTGAGCATCGAGGAGCGCAACAATGAAGAGTGATAAGTTTGGCATGACCCCAAAGCAGAAAATGGTCTATGACTTTTTAATTACCTATCATAAAACCTACGGCGTATATCCGTCTACTGCTGAGATAGCGGCGGGTGAGATAGACGGGAGACAGATACTTCCCAAGCGACACAAGACTGCTTGCTGGGCTATAATGACCAGGCTAAAGCAACGGGGTTACATTGAGGTGTTACCTTACACAGAGCGAGGGCTGCGAGTTTTATAACAAATCCTTGTCGGCCTTTCTAACGGACGCTTTGCCTTTAGCGTGTGCTTTTAGTCTAGCAACCGCCCATTGATGGGCCGACATACCGGGTCTACTACCACTAGAATAGTACGCCCCCAACCCCCTTCGGTAAATAGCATTGGCTTTTTTTGCTCCAAACATTTTTTGATATTTTTCTGGGGCAGACATTAGGTTTTACTCCTTTGCTTTGAGATTCTATCCATCATTGCGGGGGTCAGCTTGCCCATCAGGTACAAGCGTCTTGTCCTCTTAATTTCGTTTCTAGTTTTGTCTTGGTTCTTGGAGCCACTTACATACTTTTTTGGCAAGCCAGACTTCTTGTCCTTGGCGACCTTATCAAACTTACGCATCAGCCATCTCCATTGATGCTTTCAGAGTCTCTTGATTGCGCCGAGTCCAACCCCTTCCAAATTTGTCGAAGTGTGGAAGCCGTTCATAAAACTTCTGACGCTGTTCGTACAAGTATTGAATCATCTTTGCCGGGTCATTCTCTGCTACAAGTGCAAGGGTTTTCGGTCCTATAGCCCCATCTTGTTTTGCAGAAATGTACTTCTGAATAACCTTGGCTGGCCTACCTGTGCCAGAGTTTACTGCCCAATCAAAAGCTGCAAAGTCCAGCCCTGACGGTAAGTCATCACCTCTTATTCTATCCCAGTAGTTTGTTTTATAAATGGGAGCTACATCCGCATCAGTCAGACGTTTCATCTCGCCATCCATGACCTGACGCCCCACCCACTGCTCATAGACTGCACGAGTTACTCCCTTCATAGTCTCCCCCCCGGGGTCATCGGGATGCCAGACGTATCCACCCTCGTGGTGCAACAACATCTTTAATGATTGCTCGAAGTTCTGTTTCATTTTTTTGCCTCCAGATATAAACGCAAACAGTTAACTAAAGTGTTCAAGCTGACTGCGCTGAACAGCATTATCCATTGCCACATTTCCATTATTTTTTACCGCCGAAAAATTGCTTGCCGCCACGGATACCGATAGCACTAAGGCAGACAACTAAAACTAAATTTGTGTACCACTGGGGTAGGGCAGCCAAACGCTCGAACCCGTTCTGAACCGTTTGCTCCAAGCCGGGAATGAAACAAAGACAAACTGGCGCAAGCACCAAAATTGTTACCGCCTCATCTTTCCATGAGTTCTGTGTTCCTTGGGCCATTATCTTTTCCCAATCGGCTGTTGAAGTTTCCTTTGACAAAAGTATTTTTGCCTTGGCTTCTGCCTCTGTTAGTTTGAGTTTCGCATTAGCTGCGTTTGCGTCTGCTTTGCCTTGCAACCAAGACGAAGCTAGGTTTGCTACTGGTCCTAAAAACTGCATCATTTAACGGCCTCCTTATTCATCCAAATTCCAAAACAACCAGTGAGCGCACCCATGCACACGGAGACTAAACCAGCTTGTCCGTTAGTAGGTTCTTCTAGCCCCATGTACCAATGCACCGACTGATACGTTAAGACAGTCACCGCTAGCATCATAAGCCGTGGTACTATTTTCCAATCATCAACTATCGTGTGTGCCATTTTCCATCATCCTTATCGCTACTAGTTTGTCGGTAGTCTGCAAAACCACCTTTCCGTTTTTGTAAATCACCCATCGT